GTTGTACACACCAAATCTCTCGAGTGTGAGGGATGGGTTATTTATAGTACCACTTGGTGGAGTTGTATCAACAACAGTTACGGTTCTAGTTAAATATGTATTGTTTACTCCATCACCCACATCATAAATCACATCGAATGTAGAGCCATGTGAAAGTGTATTATCAACATTACTCAAATCGACCCCAGCTATATAGCTTCCTTGATCGAGGTTAATAACACCTGGTACTGGATCGTTGTACACACCAAATCTCTCGAGTGTGGAAGATGGGTTATTTATAGTACCACTTGGTGGAGTTGTATCAACAATAGTTACGGTTCTAGTTAAATATGTATTATTTACTCCATCACCTATATCGTAAATCACATCGAATGTAGATCCAGGTGAAAGTGTATTATCAACATTACTCAAATCGACCCCAGCTATATAGCTTCCTTGATCAAGGTTAATAACACCTGGTACAGGATCGTTGTACACACTGAATCTCTCGAGTGTGAGAGATGGGTTATTTATAGTACCACTTGGTGGAGTTGTGTCGACAATAGTGACTGTTCTCGTGAGATATGTATTATTTGTTCCGTCACCCAAATCATATACGACATCAAATGTTGAACCCGGAGAAAGGGTACTATCTACATTAGTAGTATCTGTACCAGCTAGATACGTGCCTGCATCGAGACTGGTGACACCGTATTCAGTATACACTCCAAATCTCTCCAATTGATACGATGGATTATTTATGCTACCAACGGGTGCAACTGTATCTACGACTGTTATGACTCTATTTCTTTGTGTAATATTTGTACCATCTTTCACAGTATAAGTAACAACTTTAAGACCTACACTCGTGTTATCGACGGTTACAGAATCCAGATACGAACCAGCATCAATCGTTACACCTGGGTCTATTGCAGACCAATCACCATAGCGTTCGAGTGTATAAGATGTCGATTCGTTATTGAGTGTGACAACAGGTGGAACTGTATCCTGAACCACAACCTCGCGTGTTATGACATTCGCATTATTATGATCATCCACCACATTATACGTGACTGTGTATGTACCCTGTGTAGTGTTATCGAGTTGAGAAATATCAACCGATGTGAGCGTTCCATTAGCATCTATCGTTACACCCGGGTCTATTTCACTGAATACATCATAACGTTCGAGTATTATTGAACTCGCGCCATTCAATGTTACGATGGGTGCTGTCGTATCCACGACGTTCACTATTCTCCTCTCCGTTGTATCTGGGTTAATATTATCGGTGGACACATAAGTGACGGTATAACTTCCCACTTCGGTATTATCAACCGTAGAAACTGTACTGACAAGAAATGAGCCCGGATCAAGGGTCACACCTTCGTCATTATACACATCATATCTTTCGAGAGTTATTGGATTATCCCCCAAGATTGTGATAATAGGAGACAGTGTATCTGCCACCTCGACACGCCGAGTAACGACTGTATCCGGATTTACGCCATCACTCGCTGTGTAGATAACATCAAAATTGCTGTTATCGGTGGTTGAGACATTCGAATAATCGACAGTCACCGATGTACCTAAATCAACTTCGAAACCGGGATCCACATCCTGAAATGGGATGTGTGGTTGGATTTCATATGGATTGTCACCCAATAACGTGATCTCAGGTGGCTTAGTATCGACGATATTCACCGTTCTCGTTTGAGTGACGTCGTGTGCGGTGTTACCGTCCGTCGCCGTATACGTCACCAAGAAAGAACTTCCATGTGTGAGTGTATTATCTACTGCTGTCAGATTGGTTGTGAGTATAGAACCTCTATCAACAGTCGCACCGTCATCCATATACACATCGAAACGTTCGAGTGTATACGGGTTATCACCTTGTATAGTAATCACCGGTGGTACCGTATCCACTACATTCACCGTACGTGTAGCGGTCACGGTCGTATTACCATCGTATGCGGTATACACCACATCGAACGAACCGATAGCCGTGTTTTGTACTGCATCCAAATTCGTATTCGTGAGTTCAGAACCTATATCAACTGTCGCACCAGGATCGGTATACACACCAAAACGTTCAAGTGTGTAAGGATTATCACCAGCAATGGTTATCACGGGTGGGGTGGTATCTCTCACACGCACCGTTCTAGAAAATACATCTGTAAATACAGGATTCGATACGGTATAATTGACGGTGTACGTACCAACGACTATATTATTCACTGTACTCGTCGTAGAAATGAGCGAAGAGTTTGAATCATTAATAGTTATACCCGGATCTACAAAAACATCAAATTTTTCCAAATTAAATGGATTCGCGCCGTTTATAGTGACATCAGGTGGTAACCCAACTCTAACGACACGAGACACCGTTGTATCCGGGTTAACTTGATCGGTAGCCGTATAAGTTACGGTGTATGTTCCAAACGTTGTATCGTCTACTGTAGACTCAGTCGATATCAAAGTTGAACCTTCATCAACCGTAACACCTTCATCTTCATATACTGTTCCCACCAAATGTGATACAACAGCTGAACCTCGAATTGTAATTATAGGCGAATAAAAATCAAGATTGGTTAACTGTGTATACGACGCCTGATATTCCTTTTGAACCAATGGATAAATAGAATAGTGATATCTATTATTTGGTTTAATTTTAACTCCAGTTAAATTCCGGAGCGTGTTCACATTTTTTGGTAATCTTTGATACCGATTTGTGGGTTTACCTACCAGAGTAGATAGTTGGCTACTCTGGGAGAAGTCTTCTCTCCCCATTGTTTTTATTACTACACCAGAAATTTAGTCTACATACATTACCCGTCCCATACCATCTTTTATTTTTAGAATATTATAATTAACTGCATAAATAGCCCTGTTTATGTTTTCAGTGCAATGAATCGTACACGAATCTATACGACTAAAATTCAAAGTACCCGTTGGTTGATATTTAGACGTCACCAAACAAAATGGATACACAAACATACCTTCTGAGTTGGCAGCTGAGAACTCTGTGTTATAATAACAGGGTACAGATGTATAATATGGAACACTCACCTTGGATTCATCAATATCGGAGCCATTCACCTGAATTTTAACTTTATTTATGCGTGACACGAGCGTGTTAGAACCACTCACGTTACTACTCGCTATAAATTTAACTGGGTGGTTAAATGTGAGTTCCTGAACCATTTGATTCATAGGTTTGTTTTTTTGAACTTGATAAATCAACATATTGTGCTCAGACAACGCCACTTTGTTTCGTTCATGTTCATCTAAGCACGCGTATTTCGCATTCAAATGACATGAATAGTTTTCGTTAAAGTTCTCCGCCCATTTAATTTTAATCTCAACATCGTGATATTGCAAAGCCACCATTGGGAGACTGGATTGCCACGATTCACAGAAAAAGAACCGTAATGGATAAAAGAAAGAACTTGAACCGAGACCCCCGTGAAGACTCGCGGAAAAGCTCTTCGAGTATGTAGACGCTAAAAGATCAATCGCGATGTCTTCCGAAAATTCCGAATCTTGGCAATCCACTAACTGACCACCTATATAAAATGATACTTCTTCTATGACATCACGCCAATCATCTATGAGTTGCGCCTGACCATTAAGTTTTACATCAAGATACACGGGTCCTAGTAAATCACCTGAACGTTTTAACACGACGGTCGATACACTTCCAGGTTTTCTAACACCTTCGATGGTTTGCTCCTGTGTAAATACCGAAAAATTACTATGCCTTTTGAAAGACGAATTGAAGAATGTTATCTGGGGGTTCCCCGTGATGTGTTCGTCCTGTTTGCCTCTCGCGACCAATTGAGCGACGGCACCGTTAGACATATCTAATAGTAGCTACTATTTTATTGCTAACGATACTACTACAAGATTTTTCAGCATCTCGACAATTTTTACGTGACACTCACTCAACATGTGTATGGGGTTAGCCGCGAGTTCTAGAATGCGTTCATTGTCATCTGGTTCACTCGGTTGTTCAAACTTTCGTATGTAATCGGCGACTGTGTACACGATGGCATCTAGGTATTCTTCTATGGCCATCTCAATCCATGAATCCTTTGGTGTTCCCCATGTAGTGGTATCCATATGTGTTCGAACACCGTGTCCATACTTGCTCTTACCGAGACTAAGCCTGGACGAAACCAATTCGATCATCTTATAATATTACATGTGGTGTAGTTTTTAAATTCTTTCGAAAAAGGAATTATTTTTTTCCGAAAGAAAGTTATTTTCAAAATTTTAAAAATCTCAAAGCACTGTCTACTAAACACAAACCGTTACCAAAAATAGCCACATTACGTATGACATCTTCGAGTTTCACCATATCATCTACTTAGATTTCTTCCTTGGTGGTGAGAACCTGTTCATGTTATTTTCATTTGAAGTGGGTGAACTGGAACGATTACGAACCGTAGACACTGGCGTGATACTTCGAGCTCGCCTGTTCCTGGGGCTACCCAATCTACTGTATGCACTCGAACTCGAACTCGACGTAGATGGACTCCCGGAATTACTACCTGAGTATGTTCCCTCCAAATTAAACTCCACTTGAATGATCTGATTCATAGCAGCATTTTCAAACCGTTCACGAACCGCTCTATTACCGGGTGCATTTATCAAATTCCTCACAGTTTGACGCATTCTATTACTGATAGGAATGGGTGTGCGTGGATATTCAATTAATTGATTTAATCGTCTGGTTATATTTGACGTAGAATTATGACTAATAGCCGTGATGAGTCTCATGAGTTTACGATGAGTTATAGTATTTTGATTTAATATATCATTCAATTTACGGCAATACACACAATCCATTCTTGGTATTCCGTGTACACAAAGACGGGTCATACTACTTTTTATTGGTATTTTTATTTTGAGCTGACTTTGCATTCGCTTTTGCCTTATTTATAATATTTTTTATGTCGTTCCATATCTTACGTGTTTGTGCGGTCATCATCGCATTTTTAGCCGCACGTGCACTCTGTGCGATTGATTTTTGGGGTGAAAATAAACTTCGTCTCACTTCTTTTTTGAGTCTTTCAGGTGATCTGATGGATGTTGACATCCTAGACAAGGCATTCGTCACAGCTTTTGTTTTAGGTGTCATGGGCGTTTTGACCTTTTTTGGTGTAGACGGAGGAGAAGGTGTTCTTTTTCTCTTGGGTGTAGATGGAGGTGTGTTCGCCATTTATTATATGTATGGATTTTAGTTTGTTGAAAGCATGTCATGGAAACGTTCACAAAAGTTTTGAAGTGATGGAAGAATCTGGTCATTCCACATAGTCCGGTCACGTTTAATATCATGAGACAAACGCTTCGAGTCATACTGTTCTATGAGAACGCATTCATCTATCCCAAGCATTTCCATATAGGTTTGACACTGAATTTCCTCATAATCACGAACCGCCCTGAAGAGACCCCTCGCTCTATTTTTGATTTCGACGAGCGTTTTCGTGCCATCGTCGTTATCACGAATACGGTCAATGCGTCCCACAATTTGATATGTAGTTCCTGCGAGATTACACACATCATACGTATAGAACGCTGGATCTTCACGCATGTTTTCGTAATTATCCGCAGTGGTCTTTTCGTGTCGAGTACCATGATTCGTGTACAACATTTTACGAATATGGTCTCTCGCTGCGTCGAGCTCAACCTTTTGAAGTCCCGAGTTCTTATCGAGTTGGTTAGAAACCGCCCTAAATTTCTGTTCTACACTTGAACTACTCGTCGACTTGAATTGCTCAACATCCTTGAGAAGTTCTTTTGCCACACTAGATGTCTCTATCGCCTTGACAGCGATTTGTTCCTTGGTTTGACCCGCGAATGTACTCGGCATATATTTGTTCCATAACTCATCCACTATTTCTAGTGGCGGGCGATACTGACTTCTCCCGATGATACCAGCCACATCGGACGCCTTGAGAACAATCTTGGGCACACCAATCTCCTTGATGTTTGGTTTTTTGTCCCGTAGATATGGATACACACGCCCACACCCACGAGAATCATTGAGTGCATCGTGCGCCCCCTCGAGTTCCTCACCAAAGAGTTTTTCATATAACACACCCAATTTCATGTTTCGCAAAAACACACGTTTGGTCATGTCTAGGGTACACACGAAACGCAAACGTTTGAACGGTTCAACACTCAAACCATGCCTGTAACACTCGGAGAATAACACGTCTTCGTCAAAGCGTGAATTGTGTGCAACGAGAATATCCACACCGCGTGTTAACTCGAGGAATGTGTCATACATTTGTTTGAATGGTTTACCCACCGCCTTCGCATGCTCGGGTGTAATTCCGTGAATCTCCGTCGCCTTGACTTCAAAATCAGCTGGATACACGATACCGTGATATGAAGATACCTCCCGTCCGCTAGAGGTATACTTCACGAGTGCCAACGACAACATACGACAGTGTTTAAAATTATCTATGTTATCCGGGGTTGCCCGGGACCGGGCCATGGGAAGACCAGTAGTCTCAGTGTCCCATGCTATATAGCTCATTACTTATGAAATGAAGTGTATTCTTTATCTCTTTTTCTTAAGATATTCGACTTGTTTCTTGAGTGTCTTCTTCACGAATTCGGGTGAACGCCCGCCGAATAAACTCTTAATTTGCTTCTCACTTAGGCTCTCGTACACCTTAATAAGTTTATTTTCGACGTCTTTAGGGGCTTTCATTTTACGAAGCACGCGATCGATGAGTTGAATCACGTGAGTTTTTCTTTGACCTTTTGTTGGCGTTCGCATGGAAGAAACGAGTTGCTTACGTATGGCGATGCTACGCGCCTTTTCCTTTTCACGACGAATTGTTGCCGGTGATTTCAAGTACTGTGGTTTGGGTGGTGTTTTCTTTTTCTTTTGTGGGAGATTCGATTTAAGCATTACAATACCTTGTTTTGCTGATCCACCCGTCGCTTGTACCGACCCACCTTTTACGGAAATGGTCGGTGCAACGGTCACGGTCACGGGTTGTTTGAATGGTTGGAAAAGACGTTCGAGATTTGTCTTTGTGATTCCGGGTGGTGTGTTTTTTTGCTTGGCTATTTGATTGAATATTGGTTCGAGTGATCTCCGTGCTCTGGGTGGTCCTTCACGTTCCCATTCTTCGCGTCTTTCATTTGAAGCTCGTTTAGCACCCGCACGTTTAGCCTCCTCATGTTGTTTTTTTATTGGTGGTGGATTTGTGGCTGTTGGTATAGTTTGATTTGTGGGTGTTGTAGTTTTTGGTTGAATATTGGAACCTTCGGAACTAGTGGGTGGTTCATTGTTAGGAAACAATGATCGTGCCGGTCCCATCTTAATATTACCGAGAGAATTTGTTTTTGTTCTTGCTACCGGCTTTTTAATATTTTTCGATGGTTTACTCGTAAACTTATGTGGTGCCTGTGTTTCGATTACATTCTCTTTACCACCCACACCTTTATTTTTAAACGCCCGTTGCAATGCACCCACTAAATTCAGTGAAGCTACTTGTGTACTCTTATCTCTTTTATTGTCAGTACGCGTCCTCTTTTTATCAGTTCGTGTAACTTTGTTTATAGCGGTTTTTACTTTTTCATACACCGATTTGGATTTTTTTACTCTATTTTTTTGTTTATTTATGTCGTTAATAGGAGTCTTGCCTTGTCTTTCCATATTTTCCAACTTTCTCGTTTCTTTATTAAGTTCAAGTTTTGCTTCGTTTTCTAACTGTTCGAGTTCAGATTGCGTATTTCCTATAACGAGACCCCTCCTACCAAACGGTGTTTGTGCGATATCACGGTCAAATTCACCCATGATACGATTTACACTTCTTACACCCGTTATTGGTGAATCTCTACCGCCACCACTAATTCTACTGGACGTACCAGTAAATGACTGTCTACGACCAATATCAGATGTGGGAGAAACTGCCCGGCGTGTGACTATTGCAGTTATAGAACCTTTGCGTCCAGATGGTGGGCGAAAGGCACTCATATCTAATATTCCTCTACATTTTTTATCATATCGTACACGACCTTTCCATCAATAATCTCCTGTTCAACAAGAATATCTGTGAGATGTGTGAGGTCGGCTCTATGTATAGACAATAGTTCAATGACATCTGCATAACATTCATCAGTGATCCGATGCACCTCGAGATCGACGAGATATGATGTCTGCTGGGATAGTGTATCCATTTGTACATTTATTTTACCAATGGCGTCAGACATGCCATAATTTAAAACCATTTCGCGTGCAATCATGTACACGTGTGCAAAATCGCTACTCGCACCAGTGGTGACAGATTCTCTACCATATACAATCTCTTCTGCTGCATGTCCACCTAACGCGACTTTGATCTGCGACAAAAGATATTCCTTAGTGTACATACCTCTGTCATCTGTCGCGGGCTGAAAGAATGTAACCCCACCTGCATCACCTCGTGGAATGATACTTACTTTACGAACTTCATCATACGTTGGCATCAATACACCTATGATAGCGTGACCAGCTTCATGATAAGCCACACGTCTTTTACGTTCATCAGACATTGGATGTCCACCCTTTGCACCCACGACCACACGTTGATACATGTCTTCAATAATAGATGGTGTGATGACATTCGTACCTTCCTTGACTGAACGAATGGCACACTCATTCATGAGGTTTTCGAGATCCGCACCGGAAAAACCAGTCGTTTGACGCGCAGTGTCCATGAGATTGACTTCGGGAGCAAGATTCTTATTCTTTGAATGGACTTGAAGGATCTTCTCTCGACCGTATACATCCGGGAGACTCACCTGAATCTTACGATCGAAACGACCTGGGCGAAGCAATGCGTCATCGAGAATATCAAGACGGTTTGTTGCGGCGATGACGACTATTTGTGTGTCGTTATCGAATCCATCCATTTCAGTTAAGAGTTGGTTAATGGTTTGTTCACGTTCATCATTCGCAGAAAAACCATTCATAGAGCGTTTCTTGCCAATGGCGTCTATTTCATCGATGAATATAATGCATGGTTGTACTTTACGTGCCATTTCAAACACGTCACGTACGCGCTTCGCGCCAACACCGACGAACATCTCGACAAAAGATGAACCAGAACACTGAATGAACGGCACAGATGACTCACCCGCGATCGCGCGAGCGAGGAGTGTTTTACCGGTACCTGGTTTACCCGTGAGTAAAGCCCCTTTTGGAATTTTCGCGCCACTCACGATGTATTGTGTGGGATCACGAAGAAAACCGACGATCTCTTGAAGTTCATCCTTCGCACTATCAATGCCCTGAACATCGTCGAA